TTGACGATTACTTGAGCGGAATACTCGAACCAATTAAGTGCATAGGTTGTGAAGAATGAATCCTTATGATAAATTACTACTCCGCAAAAGAAAGTGGACTCCCGTTAAACCCACAAAAGGGAAACTCATGGAAGGTAGTGAAGAAGCCATCTACCGTGCTCTTGCAATACGGCATATGGAGCTTCCTGTGGGTTCCTTTATTACGGAAACCCTTAGCAAGGAATTTCCCGATATTGCTAGAACACTTCTCGAATCAAACGTAAAGGATGAGGAGAGACATGACCTTGCTCTTAGCTACGTTGCCGAAGTTCACGGACTCGATGACAAGGCTGAGAGAGAGGCGAAACTATTACGTGATGCTTGGGTTGCCCACCCAGATCACACCATCTTAAAGGCCCTAGTAGCAGAACGTGCTGTATTCTTTGTTATTTTACCTTTCAATCGCTTCTGTGGCGATGCTGCTCTTAGGACAGTATCGGCTGATATTTCCAGAGACGAGCAAATTCATGTCGCCTGCAATAGCTTGGTATGTGCTGATATGGGTCTACGCCCTAGCTCTTCTTTGGACAAACTTAGGAAAGCTACAATTAATTGGATCTTTGAACCATTAACTACAACAGCTACAAACAAGTATCTTAACAGAAAATTTTGGACGGACTCAAGTGACCGTCTAATGTATGAAGGTAAAGCTCCTCAGCTTGCCGACACAAAACGAGCTAGGATGCCAGCATTTTTTGAACATGCAAACACCAACTTACCACAATACTCTTGAATGGGGACGCATTGAGAAAATCATAGATGATCTCGATGAGCAGTTTCCAGACAAGTTTCCAGACCATACGCTATCAGAGAAAGAAATATCTTTTAGGGCTGGTCAATTATCAATTATTAGAATATTAAAAACCAAGATTAAAGGAGAGTAATTATGTGCCTTCCAGCTTTATTCGGTGGTCGAAGAGACACTCCACCACCCCCACCAGTACCAGCCCCACCATCTACTCCACCACCCCCACAGCCTGTACAAACAGCTCCTACACCTATGCCAGAGGCTCCCACACCTACTCCTGTTTCAGAAGATGAGACAAAGAGAAAGGCAAAGGTAACAGCTAAAAAGGTTGCTAAGAAAGCAGCTAGAAAAGGAACTACACAGTTACAAACTAAAAAACCTAAGACAGGTGGACTTAGAGGTATTACTACTGGAACTGGTACAAATACTGCATCTGGTGGTGGTGGAGCTGGAGGATCTTACAGCTAATGAAAAACGCACGGCAGCGATACCAAGAGTTATCGAGTCACCGTGAACAGTTTTTAGATGTTGCTTATGAGTGTGCGGAACTAACACTTCCCACACTCCTGATGCGTAATGAAGGCGATGCTTTGTATCAAAGTTTTGCCACACCTTGGCAGTCAGTCGGAGCCAAAGGAGTAACCACACTTAGTTCTAAACTAATGCTTGGGCTCCTACCTCCTAGCACGTCATTCTTCAAACTGCAAGTAGACGATTCTAAACTAGGTGAAGAAGTACCTGCCGAAGCAAAGAGCGAGTTAGATCTTAGCTTTGCAAAAGTAGAACGTATGATTATGGATAGCATAGCAGGTTCTACTGACAGAGTTCAGATCTTTGCAGCCTTAAAACACCTCGTTGTTACTGGTAATGCTCTGGTATATATGAGTAAGCAAGGTATGAAAGTCTACCCTCTCAATCGCTATGTAGTAGAGAGAGATGGCAACGGTGAAGTAATCGAGATAGTCACAAAAGAAAGAGTCAGTAAAAAATTATTAGGCATCCCAGAACTGGACGATACCGTTAATGATGATTCAAAAGGTGACTACAAAGGAAGTAAAGATGTAGATGTATATACATGTGTAAAACTATATGATAATGGTTGGCGTTGGCATCAAGAAGCTAACGACACAATACTACCAGACAGCGTAGGTAAGGCTCCTAGGGATAAAACCCCTTGGCTACCACTACGTTTTGTAACTGTTGATGGAGAAGATTACGGACGTTCTAGAGTAGAAGAGTTCCTTGGGGACTTGAAATCTTTAGAGGCATTGATGCAAGCTATAGTAGAAGGTAGTGCAGCAGCAGCGAAAGTTGTGTTTACTGTATCACCCTCAAGTACAACTAAGCCAGCATCATTAGCTAACGCAGGTAATGGAGCTATCATACAAGGTAGACCAGATGATATAGGTGTAGTACAGGTTGGTAAAACTGCAGACTTTCAAACAGCATATCAAATGATAAACATGCTGGAAAAAAGATTGTCAGAAGCATTTTTAATTTTGACTCCAAGACAGTCTGAACGTACTACAGCAGAAGAGGTTAGGATGACACAGATGGAGTTAGAGAGACAGCTGGGTGGACTGTTCAGCTTGTTAACTACAGAGTTCCTAATACCCTACCTCAAGAGAAAGATGCACACCCTCACACAGTCTAAACAAATACCAGAACTACCTAAGTCTTTGGTAAGACCTACTATTGTTGCAGGTATAAATGCACTTGGTAGGGGTCAAGACAGAGAGGCTCTGATGTCATTTATAACAACCATAGCACAGACTATGGGGCCAGAGGCTTTAGCTCAGTTCCTAAATGCTGATGAAGCTATCAAACGTCTTGCTGCAGCTCAAGGTATTGACATGCTTAACTTAGTTAAAACTAATGAGGAGCGTCAAGCTGAACAAGAGCAAGCAATGCAAGCACAACAAATGCAGTCCCTGACAGACCAAGCTGGTAAGTTGGCTAACGCTCCAATGTTAGATCCATCTAAAAACCCAGAAGCACTTGAAGCTGTCAACGCTATCGCTACACAACAACCACAAGAATAATGGCAGAAACAATCCGCTACGACACCTCAGATGATCCTGTAGTATCACAATCTATTGCAGAAAAAGAAGCTGAATCTTTGAAGATCGGTGAAGAACTTATGGCAAAGCAAGAAAAAATGCTTGCTGGTAAGTATAAGAGTGCCGAAGAATTAGAATCAGCATATCTAGAACTACAGAAAAAATTAGGTAATGCACCTGCAACAGAGGAGGCAGAACCAGAAACAGAATATCAATTATATACTGATGATGGCAAGGTCAACTATGACACAGCTAACGAACTATATGGTGAACAGTTAGGTAATTTATTTCAATCAAATGACATAGATCCATTCGAGATGTCTAAACATTTTGAAGAAAACAATGGAAGTCTATCAGATGATATGTATGATAAGTTAGCTACTGCTGGCTTGAATAGAGAAATAGTTGATAATTATTTAGCAGGAGTAAAGGGTCAGTTAGGTGGACAACCAGAACAACCTGTATTATCTGATGCAGAAGTAAAAGATTTAAAGAACATAGCTGGTGGTGAACAAGGTTATGAACAGCTCATGAACTGGGCAGGTAATAACCTTACTGCACAGGATGCTAAGAACTATGATGATGTTCTAGCTACTGGTAACAAAGCAGCTATATCATTCGCAGTCAAAGCACTTATGGGACAATACGAGGACGCTAATGGGCGTGATTCAAATATAGTTACTGGCAAACAGTCATCTACTGAAAACTACAGAAGTATGGCAGAGGTTGTCAGAGACATGAACAAACCAGAATATAGAACTGATGAGGCGTTCAGAGATGACGTTATCAGAAAACTTGCACAATCAAACATTAAAGTATAGGAGCTAAAAAAATGCCAATGGGAAAAGGTACTTACGGAAGTAAGAAAGGTAGACCACCAATGAAAAAGAATGGTAAGAAACCTATGAATAAAGGTTTGTCAAAATTACCAAAAGCAGTACAGAAGAAAATACTCGGTAAGAAAAAGTAATGGCTCGCAAGAAAAGCGTAAGTCTGTCTTTGGGTAGAGGTGAGAAATCCCGCAAGGGTGGGCTTACTGCTAAGGGCAGAGCTAAATATAATCGAGCAACTGGCTCCAACCTCAAGGCTCCACAGCCTGGGGGTGGTGCTCGTAAGCGTTCTTTTTGTGCTCGCATGAAAGGTAACAAAGGGCCAATGAAAGATAAGAAGGGTAGACCCACAAGGAAAGCCCTAGCTTTACGTAGATGGAAATGCTAATGGCACACAAAAAAGGATCTAAGTGTGGCTGTAAACACGGGGGCAAGAAAAAGTAATGGCTAAACTATGTGCCCGTGGTAAAGCAGCTGCAAAAAGAAAGTTCAAGGTATACCCCTCAGCATATGCTAATGCGTATGGTGTGAAGGTATGTAAAGGACAAGTAAAATCTGGCGGTAAAAGAAAGACTGCTAAAGGATATACTAGAGGAAAGAGATGAGTTTAAGAAGATGGTTTAAAGAG